GTTCTATGCTTAGGTGGGATTATTATATTAAATTCACTTTGAATCGACAATTAGTATAGCTAATGTCAAGACCCACTGCGGTGGACAATCTCGAACAAAGGTTACAACGAAAGTCACATAACATAAACATAAACATTAATAACAAAATACATAAGGAGATAATATATCATGGCTAATGGAGATACATCCCCCTCTCGTGTAGGACAAGTTAATAGTGCTGGTGATGTAGATGCTTTGTTTCTTAAAAAGTTCAGCGGAGAAATCTTGCAGACCTTTGAGGAGTCAAACATTTTCAAACCACTACATACTGTTCGCACAATCGAAAACGGTAAATCAGCTCAGTTCCCTGTTACAGGAATAGCTTCTGCTGACTATCACACACCAGGCGAAAACATCGCTGACGCAGGTAATTCTTACCTCAGTGACATCAAGAAAGCTGAACAAATCATCACTATTGATAAGATGCTTTTGGCTTCTACTTTCTTGTCTAACATTGACGATGTAAAGAACCACTACGATATTCGTTCAGTTTACGCTAACGAGTTAGGTAAGGCTCTTGCACTTCGTTTCGACACTGCTATTGCTAAAGTATTCATCGCTGCTGCTCGTAGTTCTGCTGTCATTACTGGCGGTAAAACTGGTGGACAACTTGATGTTGCTAACAATGACTTCAGTGCTGGTGATGTTGCAGGTACTCCTGCTGCTGTTACAGGTGCTGAGTTAATCACTGCTTTGTTCACAGCTGCTCAAAAGCTTGACGAGAATGACATTCCTGGTGACGGACGCTTTGCTGTTCTTCGTCCTAGTGAATACTACAAACTTATTACAGGAGGTAGCGGTGCAGTTGCTATCAATACTTCTGCTGCTAATAAAGATGTAGGAGGTTCAGGATCACTTGCTTCTGGTAGCATTGCACAAGTAGCTGGTATCAATATCTACAAATCCACTCACATCCCATCAACTGACTTGTCAGCTGTTACTAGCGGAGACGGTGCATCATCTAATGATGTGTTCGGTGGAAATGGAGTAGGATACAATGGTGACTTCAGAAACAGCTTGGGTATCGTAGGACACTCTGCTGCTGTTGGAACTGTTAAGTTACTTGATCTTGCTACTGAGTCTGAATATCAGATTGAGCGTCAAGGTACATTGTTCGTTGCTAAGTATGCTATGGGTCACGGAATCCTCCGTCCTGAGTGTGCTATCGAATTAGTATCTTAATCGGATTCTCTCTTCGGTGTTGGGTGGTCTGTGATTCGTTCCGCACCCTTCATCGATATTTTTATTTATTAAGCTATGGCACTGACAACTAAACTAGAAGCGGTAAACATAATGATCTCTGTAATAGGAGAATCACCTGTTAATACTTTAAGTGGAACAAGTGTTCCTGTAACCGTCACACAAGCAGTCCATGCTTTAGAAGAAACAAGTAAGGCTATCCAATCGGAAGGATGGCATTTTAATACTGAGTATGATTATCCGTTAGTACCAGATGCTAATACAAGTAAGATTACTCTTCCGAGCAATACATTAAAGGTAGACTTAGACCCTGAGTTAAACACAGATACTGATGCTGTACAAAGAGGTACTACACTGTACGACAGAAAGAATCACAGGGATACTTGGACTAAGGACTTAAAAGCTATAATTACTTTTGAGTTGGAATTTGAAGAACTACCTGAACAATTTAGACATTACATATCTGTCAAAGCTGCTAGAATATTTGCTGCTAGGTTCTTAGGCAGTCGTGAGATAGAAGGCTTTGCATTGAGAGATGAGATAGAAGCAAAAGCCAGGGCTATTGAAAGCGATTCTGAGAATGCAGACAGGACTATATTTGACCACTACAGCGTACTTAGAGTACTAGACAGATAACAATGCCACTGCTTCACACCAGTATTCCTAACCTTGCACAAGGTGTATCACAACAGCCTGACAATTTAAGATACCCTGGACAGTGTGATGAGCAGATAAATGCTTGGTCAACTGTAGTAGAGGGATTAGTAAAAAGACCTAATAGTAGGTTTTTATATGATACAGGACTAGGTGCTAATATAGGTACTGATTTATTTAGTCACTATGTAGATAGAGATGAACAGAATAAATATCTGATTACCTATGACTCTACAAATAAATTAAGAGCATTTGATCTTACACAGGATAATATAGCTGCTGCTTCTCTTTCTGTTACTATTGAAGACTCTGCTGCTAGTCTGTATCTTACAGGTGCTACTAATCCTGTCAAAGACCTCAGAGCTTTAACCATTGCAGACTCTACATTTATTGTTAACAAAAAGAAGACTGTAGCTAAGAACTCCACATTGAAGTCTAAGGACTTGGAAAAGGAAGCTTTGATATTTGTTAAGCTAGGAGACTATGAGAAGACCTATGATATATTCTTAGATAATCAAGTAATTCCTTTTGATAGTAGTGCTCCTAATCAATCTCAAAACAGTCCAAGTAATCCTAGTGAACATACATATGAGAGTGGTGATAGTAATAACGGAGAACATGCAGATACAGAGTTCATAGCTCAAGACTTACAGGCACAGATAGATGCTTTTGTAGGATCAGCAGGTGTGTTGAGTGGTGTTGCTTTTACTACAGGAACAGGGTCAGGATTTACACCTTCAGGAGGTAATTTTTCTCGTTATGTCAGTTATACATATACTGTTAATCAAACAATAGGTAGTACTGTAGCTTCAGGTGCTGGAGGAGAGATTGTCTTTGATGCTAACGGAAGAGTATCTAGTTCTACTTTAACTCATAAAGGCACAGGATATGATTCAGATACAAGTACTAATCCTTTGTCTTTAGTAATTAAAAAAATAACTTCTATCCAAGTCGATAAAGGTATAAGAAGTATTAGTGGTAGATATTCTACTACATACGAAACAGAAGTTATCACAGGTGCTCCTTATACTTTACCTACTTTTACTGCTACCGTTTCAGGATCAACTACTAAGTTTACAACTAAAAGAGAAGACAGTGTTATAAAGATAATATCTGATTCTGACTTTCAAATTAAAGTTTCAGATGGTTTAGGTAATCAAGCATTAGGTGTTATTTATAAAGAAGTAGATAACATCACTGACTTACCTAAAGAATGTTTCAATCTATTCAGAGTTAAGATCATTGGTGATGCTGACTTAGACCAAGATGATTACTATGTTAAATTTAAAACCAAGGACAATGAAGACTTCGGAGAAGGTTCTTGGATAGAAGATGCAGGATGGACAAACGAAGGAACAGATAAGTCAGAGTCTTTAGGTATAGAAACATTCTTTGACCAAGAGACAATGCCTGTAAGATTAGTACCTACTCCAGCAACAGGTAAGATAACAGGGTTTACATTGAAGTTAATTGATTGGACACCTAGAGGAGCAGGAGATGACAACACTAATCCATTTCCATCTTTCACAGGTGCTACAATCAATGACATCTTTTTCTTTAAGAATAGATTAGGAGTACTGACTAATGATGCTGTTGTGTTCTCTGAAGCAGATGAATACTTTAACTTCTTTAGAACTACGACACAATCTCTGTTAGACTCTGCTCCTATAGATGTAGGAATATCCCACACTAAGATCAGCATCTTACAACATGCACAGGCATTCCAGGAGAAGTTAATGTTGTTCTCTCCTAAGACTCAGTTTGTACTTAGAGGTGGAGATTTGTTAACTCCTAAGACGGTTACTATATCACCAGTCACTGAGTATGATGTGTCAGAAACTATTCGTCCGTTAGCACTTAGTAACTATATATACTTTAATTTTAAAAGGAATAACTTTGAAGGATTGTTAGAGTACACAGTAGATAATAACACTGAGACATACAGAGCTGCTGAGATAACAGAACAGATAAACAAGTACATACCTACTAACATCGTAAGGATGGAAGGAAGTTCAGCAGAGAACATGGTAATTGTACAATCAGACAGTGACTATAAGAAGCTGTATGTATATAAATACTTTTGGCAAGGAGATGAGAAGATACAGAGTGCTTGGATGACTTTCTCATTTGCCAGGAATGTTAGAAGTTTCTTTTTTATAGAAGCTACACTTTATGTTATCACTACTGATGATGTCGGTACTTACTTAGAAGAGATACCAATGGAGAATGGATTGGTGGAAAGTGACAGGGAATATGCTTTACTGTTGGACAGCAGGATCAGTAGTTCAGATAGCACCTATGTCAGTTCTGTTGATTACACTAGAAGTGGTGGATCAGGATTAGTATTTAATGGTGTCACTCGATTTAATGTCACTAAGATTACCACTACTGGAGGTTTTGTATTCAGAGATGGCATGGCAGTGTACACTAAGAATGGTAATAAAAGATCAATAACTATTAGTAACTCTGTAAACACAGAAGCTATAGTAGATGGTCAGTTAGCGTCTTATGTTAAGTATTCTAACCATGTAACAAATGATGGCAGTACATATATATGTATTCAAAGCCATACATCAGATGCAGCTAAAGAACCAGGGACAGGTGCTGATTGGGAACTATACTGGGAGAAGATAACAACTACTACTATAGTCGCTCCTGCTTGGGTTTTGAGTCAGAGTTATCAGATTGATGTTTTATACAAATGTAAAGAAGGACACACATCGTCAGGTACTATACTTCCTGAAACAGACACTCAAAGATGGCAGACTACTTCTGAAGTTTTATCAGCTCCTGCTTGGTCTGAGAATAGCTACGAATATCTTAGTGAGGATGACTTCTTTATAGGATTTGAATATGATATGTTATACAGGTTCTCCAA